CCTGCAATCTTTGGGTTCTCCTGATTAGCAGGATTACTCACACGAGCAATGTATCCAATTGTCTTCTCTGCATCAGGAGTAACAGAGATCAAACATACTTTAGTCATTCTTATCGATAATAATGCGAGTTAACATATACAATCCAAGTGCTTTGAGGTATCCAATGGCAGCGAGTCCAAATATACTTGGCACTAACCAGTTCCATAATAGCATGAAAATGAAAGGTTTGACAACAAATGTTGAAAGCAAGAACGCAAGTGCTTTACTCGCCTCTTGCTTTGCCAATTCTTTTTGCTGCTTTTCTTCTACTGCAGCAGCTTCTTCTGCCTGTTCTACTTCAGCACGTTTGTCAAAATAGATTGTCATTTTCCTTTTTTCGCTTTTGGTGCGTTCGGATCCACCCATAGTTTTGGATTAATTCTCCCTTCTGTTTGTTTAAATTCTAAGAAATCTTTTTTATATAGATCCCAATAGTAATCGAATAATTCTACTACCCCACCTGTCGTTGCCAGGTCATAGGTTGTTGTACCATCAACTAGGTACGAAACTAAGTAACATGAATAAGGTAAAGTGCGATCCTCAGCTTCTTTTGGATCGCATGCTTGCTTCATTATCCTTACACCAGTTTTACTCAAGATCTACCTCCCCACTCAATTGAGGGGAATGCATCTTGAATAACCGTTTTTGTAATGCGCTTATAACTCTCAGTAAGTTTACCATCTTTAACCAAGACAAGAAGTTCTGCCTCTTCAGATGATAGACCCTCTAACAGTTGCACAAACATAGACTCTCTTTTAAGAGAAGGAAGTTTAGCACCACCTTTGAAGAATCTATACAGACCACGATACTCTTGCTCTAGGCGAGTGTGATCTGTACCAACGGGAGCATCGTTGGGTGTATAGGGAACGTCCCCTTCAGGTAGAAGAGAAACAACGCTGTCATCAAAATTGATAATCAATAATTGACGAAGACCAGGTGTGTTATGTTTCCTCAGCAAATCAACTTTTTCTTTTTTTGTTTTAGCATTTGAGACCTTGCGTAAGATCTCACTTATAAGCAACCTAGAGTTGCTATTTTCAATAGATCGTGTAGGCATAATAAACTCCGATTAATTAATCATCATCATCTGATTCAAATTGTGGATCCCAGTATTGAGTGTCAGGTCTGATGTAAATCAGATCATCCATCAACATGTTTCCATTTTCATCAAACATTTCTGGATGTGTTACTGACTTAGCATAGGCAGCGTTTTCGATAAAATCTTCAACGTATCCTTTTGCTAGCCAGGAAACGGTGATTCCTAGAATGAATGCACCGATTGTTACTAAGACTGCTAATGCAATTAGCATGGTTCCCCCTTGGTTTTACAGTGTGCTCTTGGAAACCAACCTCCTATGTATGAACTGTCATTATTTAGAAAGCTTTTTACGTCCTGGTTTCCTGTCTGCCTCATACTTTACAGCATCAGTCAAAATCTTCTCAAGATACTTATGTATCTTTCTTGCTTTAGGTTTTCCCAGAAATCCATATGCTTCACGAACAATCTTATCTCCACCTTTGATGTATGCATCTAAATCAGCACAGGTTAGAGCAACGTTCTTTGCTGAGGTGGAATTGATAAATGTACGAACTTCTCTTCTAGTAGTATTACTATGCTTCAGATACGTGTAGCAATTAAAAAGAAAACAATCCTTTTCAAAAGCAGCATCAATAGCGTTGTCAACAAGTTCGTAAAATTCGTCGTTCATTAGATAAGATTATTTTCTCTTAGGTGTTTGACAGCATCGGTGCATCCACCGATCTTTTTAGAGTCTAACAGAACTTGAGGGAAAGTGCTACCATGCCCAAACTCTTTATAGAAGTCCTGTCGATTGTAATGAACATCTAATTGGTACTCTTCGTATCTATAACCTTTTGCCGAGAGAACCGTTTTGATTTTGTCACAATACGGACACCCAGTCCGTGTATATACTGCAAATTTCATAATTGTTTAAAGAATAAAAAAGGGGACCTAGGTCCCCCAGATTTAACCTATGTAGAACGGTTGATCAGAAGTTGTACTTCACACCCAACTTAGCTCCGTATCCACGGTCAAGATCTTCGTCACCACTACCTACGAAAGAAACTTCACCATAAGCACCAAGGCGCTCGGTAAGTCCCAGACCCAGACCTGCCTTACCAGAAGGAACGGTGTCGCTGTCGCCACCGTCAGGAGTCAGCACGGTAGCACCGCCCTGAACGTAGTAGGAACCGTTTTCACCCACGGCACCTTCGTACCCTACGTGCAGGTCAGTTCCAGCGCCATTATACTCGCTTCCAGTCCAACCAGCATTGGTTTCTACGTTTACGTAGGGACCAGCAAGGGCAGCAGACGGAGCCACAATTGCGGCAGCGGCGGCGAGTGTTGCGATTGCAGATTTGATCATTGAATTAATACCTCGTTTGTTTGCTTGCGGAATGAATACCCGCAGATGATGGATCGGATCGACTTCCGATCGCTTGGTGATATTATAACACATCTTTGAAGAAAAGGGAAGTGTTACAATATTGTAACGTTACGAGGAATATTTATACTTTTCTTATACTCACCTTTGTTCGGTCTGTTTTTTCTCTAAAGAGTCCTTTGCCTGCCTCTTGAGAATCTTCACATATGCTAGTTCTGCATCACTGTAATAGGAAGGATGCTTCTTAGCTCTTTTCAGTATCTTCTTGGCTCCTTTGATAGTATCTTTGAATCTCATTTCGTTTATATTCTTGTAATTGTTTTCTTGATTCTAATAACAACTTTGCGGTTTCATGACGACCCTCATAATAATAGTCAGGGTTGATCTGCACATCAATGAAGTCTGCAGCATCAATCACAGACTCAAACTCTGCATCACCATCACCAAGAATCTCTTTGAGTTCTTGTGGCAAGTCTTCATTTTTAATTTTTGGTAATTCCATGTTAAACGTTTGTGTAAGAGTATCCACTAGCAAGTCTAGTGTGCCATATGATATTGCCATCGCCAGCAGTATTCAAATCCAAAGATGATGCAACAACCTTATCAGTATTTCCATTGGCACTTCCGCCAATAGTCACCGAAGCATTACAGTTTGTTCCAACACTATCTTGGAAACAAAGTTTTGTCTTTGATTGTTTGAGTGTAAATCCATATGGATTACCGACGATGGTTGCAGGATATGTTGTACCTGCTGTTACGTTAATGACTGCTAAGGAAGTTCCTGTATCAGCAGCACCTGTAGTGAAAGTATAACCGTTAACACTATAAGATGTCAAGGCATTGTCAGTTGCAATTTCAGTTGAAGATTGATTGACATCTATGATATAGACTTTAGCGTTACAATCGTTCCCATCACTGTCAAAGAAACATAATTTAGTTCCGTTATCTTGTACTGTGAATCCATCGTATCCAGAACCACCAGTAATATTAATATTATAAGTTGTTCCAGCGGTAACACTAACTGTGGCATCATCATCACCACGACTTACTCCATTTGTTTGAGTAAATGATACACCGCTCAACCCTGTCCAAGTTAGATTACCAAGTGCCGACCCAGCAGTTCTAGGATTATCATCCCATTCAAATTCTAATTCAATATCAGCAGTTCCTGAACCAGTAACTACTAGGTTACCATTAGAATCAAATACTGCTGATACCGAAGCATCAGTGTATTGGGGTGTTTCATCCCAGGCATAGTTTAATGTAACTGTGCCTTGTCCTGTTCCTTTAACGACTAAATCACCAGAGTTATTAAACCTGGCACTAATATTTGATACCGTAGATAATTTTGTTAATGTCCAAGCAACACCTCCTGGATTTGTAGACCAGACATCAGGATTGCCCGATGCTGGAGCGTTCGTGACTACAGCTTGAAGGGCATGCCCTCCAGATAATACACTATTTAGCGCATAAGTTGTTACATTTGTGTTAAATCCTGCATGAGTTCCCAAAGCAGTGCCATCGAAACTAATATCTACACTGTTGTCTGCTTGTACAGTTAGTTCATAGTTACCTGTTTCAGTTAGAGATAGATTCCAATTTGCAGTATGTCCAACTCCAGATAACGTATCTTGATTACTTGGATATACAGCATAGGTATTCATAAAATCAGACCATGCAGGGTGAGGACCAGAACGAACCCACAGAATACTATTTGCAGATACACATCCACCACCTTGACAGATTTTTATATACCAACCACCAGGATTTCTTTGCCAATTGTATGCCTCACCAACTGGTACATTATTTGCGTCTGTAAATCCTGCAGCAGAGTTTGTACATCTAACTATGATCGATACTATACCTTCGTTCAAAGTTGTTGTAGCAGTGAATGGAGCAGGTGGTCTAAAGATGCCTCCAGATGCAGACATGAAAGGAGTCTCACTAGAACCTATGAATAATTGAGCATTATCATCACATGCAAATTCAAATCCATAAGTTCCTGTCTCTGGAATGGGGACTTGATATGTTACCACCTGTTCTTCAAAGGGAAGTGTACATACAGCAGGATTAACCCACACTGCATATTTGTTTCCCTCGTCACTCCAATAACCTGCAACATTAGTTGTTGGATTTAATGGCAAGATATCAGTAATTGTAAATTTAGCGTTTTGATCAAATCCACCATTAATATCATCATCATATCTAATTTGCACATTGCTGTCGGGAGGTGTCTTAGGTCCAGAACTAGATGATCCACTTGTACTGATTGGATATGATTGTCCTGCAGTTACTTGAACTGATTTACTCTTTGTACCTTTCTCCTTATTACCCTGACTAAAGGATGCACCTGCAACAGTAAGTGTGCCGACTGCTTGACCAGAAGTACCAGGGTCATCGTCCCAGTCTAACTCAAGTTGAACAAGACCTTCTCCAGTTCCACCAATCACCAGGTTCTGCTGGTCTGCAGAAAACTCTGCTGTTATAGTCGGAACATTAACAATAGTTTGATTCTCTGATGTCACATTAAATGTTGGAGGGTTCGATCTTTCTATTTGCTTCTGATCAAAAAAGGTTCCGTCACTATTAAAGAAACGAGTAGGAATAATATTGATGTCAGGATCAAAAGGAGAACAACTTTCTATACCAATAGTAGGATTGTTTAATCTATCATCCAATCCAAATGGATTAAGAGAAGTAGATTTCCAGTTATAAGGATTATAACCCAAACCAGTTTCACTGGTAGGAATATCATTCAAGAAATCATCTACACAATCATAATATTCAATAGTTCCGTCTGGTAATTCTCGTACTTTACATCTACGAGCAACGATTGCAGGAATTGTGCCTGTTCCAACTACAGACTCCAGAGCAGAAAAATCAATAGGACCATAAGTGTAAACTCTTCCATCACCATCATCAACGATACGTCGTCTCTCTGGTGCTCCTGTGAAATCGTCAGCTCTAACTACATCACATACAGGTCCCAATATTCCTTCTGGATAATAATAATCGGACATAAAAATAGAGGGTTGTTACCCTCTATTTATTTTAGATTTATTGCTTGGGTTTCACAGGAGAATATGGATGCTGAGGTTTGTGTTCTCTATCCATTGGTTGAGACTTAGTGTCATCATTCCTAGATCGATTTTTAATTACAATGAATGCATCTTTATTATACTTACGATCCCCATATTGGGATGCCCACTTCTTATTATACTCTTCACCTTGGTAGATACCAGATACCTGTGTGCCTCCAACTTCAACCTGTATATCATCATGACATTCCCAATTTAGTTTTTCCATAACTATTGAGATTTGTTCAGCAATAGAGGGTTCTGAGAGAATCCTTTCATCTGGATCAAGTTTTCCAATCATAGTGTTCACTTTCATCTAGGGTTTTTTGGTGGTCGGTATGGGCAATCGGGACATCCTGCCCCGCAGCATCCTCTAGAAAGGTTCTGCAAAATGCTTGCCGATAACTTCGATACGTTCTTCTTCATGAGCAATGAGATCTAGTTGTTCCTGAATAGCAGCAAGCACATCAGGGTGCTCACCAATACCTACAGGATTCTCTAGATAAACTTCAATGTTCGCTTTTGCTTTGGCAATATTACCTTGGGCATCAGCAAGAAGTGCATCAATGATTTTAAAACGGAGAGTAACAGACATAATAATTTTAGATTTGTTTTATTTATTGTATAGGTCTTCCAGTTTTTCTCTGGATAGATCTACATACATCACCTCTTCACCTGCTTCAGGTGCCTCTGGATGCCTTGGTTTAGGTGGAGGATTCCTCATCTCTATGTTAATAGATTGAATGTTACTCCACATCATAGCAAACGCAGCACCACCAATCAAGGAGAAGCATGTAAAATAAAGAAAGACTTCAAAGTTATTCATGCTTCCTGTAGTGATTGAACTGTGTTGTGAAGTTCTCCAATGTCTAGGAGACCTTCAGCACTGAACCA